GTTAGTTTCTTTGAAATAATAATTAAAATTGATTAAGACAAAACAAATACACGTTATAAGAATGCTTTGCAAGTGTGGTACACTAAACGAATACCATAGCAACAATCCATTAACAAAGAAGTTAGCGTGTTACCTTGTTTGTCCATTTTGCAAACCAAATAATAAAAAACAACAAACCAATATAAAATGAAAAGTGCAGAACATAAGCCAATCTTAATACACAGAATCCCCATGCTCGAATATGGGGAAATTATCTATAGCTATTCAAAAGAAGTTAAAGCTCAAATGAAAGACTACCATCATTTTTTTGTTTCTGAGTATATTGAAAACTTAAAACTAGAAGTCCTAAGAGTAGAAGACGCAAAGAACATTTCAGTTGAAGAACTAACCAAGCTAGTTGAATCAACTTATAAGGAGGTGACAAATGAATGAAGAACAATTTTGCGAATTTTTCACAAACTTTTACGGTGAAAGAATAACCAGCATCGACCAATTAAATGGCTTATTTAACGGAAAAGAATTATTCGAGTTCGTTAACCAAGCTATAAACAAATCAAAAGAATTAAACAATGGGGAAAAAGAAATACATAGAAACGCCTGAGTTATATTTAAAGCTATGGAATGAATATGTTAAAGAGGTTAAAAGCAAACCTAAGTTAGTTCATGACTTTGTTGGTAAAGACGGCAACAGCGTTCACAGAGAAAGAGAAAGACCTCTATCATGGGACGGGTTTGAGTTGTTTGTCATGCAAAAAGGGTACATGAAATACCCAGACTTAACAGATTATTGTGATGAAAATAATGAGTCATACAAAGAGTATCTCCCTCTCTCACGTGCATTTAAGAAGCAAATTAAGGCAGACCACATTGAGGGAGGTATGACAAACATTTACAACGCAAACATCACAGCGAGTCTGCATGGGTTAAAAAACCATAACGAAACCGAAATAGTAAACAAAGAGATACCATTATTCCCAGATGTTCCAAAGAACAACGGCAATAAATAAAATACTTTCAATGAAAGCCCGTAAAAAGGTTATTCAAGGTGGTACAAGCGCAGGTAAGACCTACGCCATTATCCCTATACTCATTGACAAAGCTTTAAAAGAATCTAGGTTAAAGATTACGGTAGTTGCCGAAACGTTACCAGCTGTTAGGGACGGTGCAATAGATATATTCATGAACACTATGCATGATACTAATAGGTGGGATGATTCATGCTGGAGGGAGTCACCTCAATTTGTTTACACATTCAAAAGAACAAAAAGCCGGATACAATTCAAATCATTTGATTCAGTTGGTAAATCTAAGTCGGCAGGTAAGAGAGATGTTTTGTTTTTAAACGAAGCCAACAATATACCCTTTGATATTGCAGATGCTTTAATGATTCGTAGTAAAGAAACTTATATTGACTTTAACCCCGATGCTGAGTTTTGGGCACACACCGAAGTTTTAAAAGAACCAAATAGCGAGTTTCTTTTGTTGACTTATGAAGACAATGAAGCTTTGCCGCCTGAAACTTTAGAAGACCTTTTAATCAAAAAAGAGAAAGCGTTCTTTGATGTTAACGCTAAGGACTTATTCGCTGAGTCAAACATAAAAAACAATTACTGGGCTAATTGGTGGAAGGTATACGGCTTAGGTATGACAGGTTCATTAAGCGGCACAGTATTTAACAACTGGTCAAAGATTGATAATTTACCACCTGATGCTGAGTTATTAGCCTATGGTTTAGATTGGGGTTATAGTCAAGACCCTACTTGCTTAATTTCTATGTACAAATGGAATGGCAAACTAATAATTGATGAGTTGATTTATCGAAAAGGTTTAATTAATTCAGAGTTAGCAAACATAATGCGAACGCTTAACCTCAACATGAGGGTTAATATAGTTGCAGATAGTGCCGAGCCTAAGTCAATAGCCGACTTAAAGATGTACGGGTTTTATAATGTTGTCCCAGCCGTTAAAGGTGCTGATAGTGTACGTAACGGAATAAACAAGCTACAAGAACATGATATACTAATAACCTCACGGTCATCCAACACAATAAATGAGTTCCAGAATTACACATGGGCAAAGGATAGGAATGGAAAAGAAACGGGAGAGCCTATTGATGCTTTTAACCATGCCATTGACCCAGCTCGCTATGTTGCGTTAACTAAACTAAGCTATCAAGGTTATACTGAGGTATATTAATAAATGAGTGTATTTTATTGTTATATTAGTGAATGGTACCAATTGAGATAGTAATAGATGAATTTGGAAATAAGTTAGTTGAAGACCTGAAAGCATCCCTTAAAAAGAAAGGGGTGATGTATCAAACTCAGGAAAGTAAGTTAGCTGCTTCAATTCGTTTTAGAACATTACCTAAAGGTGATTCAATTGTGTTTCAGTTGTTAATGCCTGACTATGCAGAGATAAGAGACAAAGGCAGAAAGCCCGGGCCAGTTAGTAAAGAGGGGAAAAAGAAAATAGGGGAGTGGGGTAACCGAAAAGGAATGATAGGCAAGTTTAGCGAGAATGAATTGATTAATAGAAAGAAAAAACAAGACGAAGCAAAAGCAAGAAACAAAAATAGAAAGGTTTGGAAAACTCTAAAAAAGCAACCATTCAATAAAGCTAAAGAAGCATTCGCTTATGTAGTGAGTAGAAAGATAGCTAAGAAAGGTTACGAAGGAAACAACTTCTTTACTGATGTTATTAACGACGGGCGTATTGACGAACTAAAAAAAGACTTAATGGATTACGGTTTCAAAAACTTTAAATTTGGATTAGAATAACATGGCGATAACAATTACACATAAACCCCAAACAATAGCACCGGGATTTAACCAATTGATGTTTAGAGCAACTTCTACCCAAACGGCACAGCCTAACTTTAACTATTATGTTACTGTTAACGTGGACGGTGTTGCTTTAACTCCTATGCCATTGCCAGCACGTCCAACAGGTGACCTTATATTGGACATTAAGCCATTGGTGAGGGACTATTTAAAACATTATTTTCCATTCAATCTATCGGGGTGGCAAACTTGCACCAAGTCAATTATAAATGTTACAGTTAACATAGGCGAACGTTACGGAACTACTCCGACTATCTATACAGGAACTAATCAGTTCTTTAAAATATGGAATGGTTCATTAACAGAGAGGGAAAGAATGAGTTATGATAGTGGGGATTATGTTAGCAGTTCAAGGGCTTTAAATAATTTACCTAGTGAAATAAAGGTTAAAAAAGATGGACAGAATGTCGTATTCTACTATCTATTAAATGCAGTTAGTGATGTTAGTACGGTTGAGGTTAAAACATACGATGCAAGCAACGTCTTACAAAGTGATAGCGCTATTGCCAATCCTCATACAGTTGTAACAACACAAAATCAAATGATTTGTATTGATTTGGGTAAGGGTGCTTTATCAGGATTAACAGCCCCCCAAGTAACAGGCGACTATCCAATCGCAACAGGGTCAAGCATAAAACGAATTAATGTTAAGTTCAAAAACGGTGGTACTACTGTTGGAGAATATAATATCAATTATGTAGGATGCAAAGGACGTAACGAAAAAGACTATACACTTTATTACCTCAATCGTAACGGTGCTTTTGATTTTGTTAACTTCGTTTCAGTTAATCGGACTAACACCAACACGAAGATAAACTACCGTAAGATTGAACAATACCATAAAGGTAGCTATCTGAATACAGGCAGCTCATTAGTATTAATCAATAGCCCATTGGAGCAAAGAGATAGAGTATTAGGCAACACCAATCAAGATACTTACCGATTAATTACTGACTCATTAAGTGATTCAGATATTGCAATGTTAGAAGATTGCTTTAATTCAAGTGTGTACATATTGCATCATAACAGTTCAGGTTATTACGAATACGTAAACCAAACAGATACTCAATTTATTGTAAGGGAAAAGATAGTTGATAAAGTAATTCAGGTTCAAATGAACATCAACAGTAATGTAATTAACGAAAGGCAGACGTTTTAATGGGTAGGTTGTTTATTAGAAATATTGAAGTTGATATGGTTGAGGATGTGAACACGTCCTTAAACTACTCTTTATTGGATATTCAAAACCCGGTTAATAAGCAGACTAATTACAGTAAGTCGATTAAGCTACCGGCTACTAATCCGATTAATCAGATATTTGAATACATCTTTAACTTAGATGTAACCCTATCCACGTTTAATCCAAATAAAAAAGAGCCTGCCATTTACTATTCAAATGAAAGCGAAATATTCGCAGGTCATGTAAGGCTTAAGAAGATAGAACGTAATTTAGATAAACAAACAAACTTTTACATACTCGAACTGTTTGGCGAACTATCCTCTTTGTTTCGTGACATTGGCGAAAAGTTAGTAACAGGTAATCCAAACCCTGCGGACGATTTAGACTTTAGCGAGTATGACCATGAATTAAATTATACTAACATTGTTAATAGTTGGGCAACCTCTAACATAGTTAGTGGTATAGTAACATCGCTTGGTGGTTTGGGTGCTAAAGGTTATCGTTACGCCTCAGCTAATTATGGAACGGAAGCGGAATACTTTTTAAACAATTCAGCGAACTACAATCCTGACATTGACTTTGCAGCTAACAATATGCGCCCTGTCATATTCAGGTACGAGATACTTAAAAAGATATTTGATAAAGCCGGATGGGTTTGGGATTCAGCTTTTTTAAATGGGACTAGGTTTGGTAAAATAATTCACCCGTGTAATAATGATGTATTAAGCCTATCACAAACACAAATAGATAATAACCGATATTATGTAAATGATAATGTAGGTATAAGTAACACCGTTGCAATGAATCCAATCGGAGGGGCTAGTGCTACTTTTATCCCTACCTTACCACCTTACAATACTGTTGTATTTAATAACGAAGCATCACCATTTTATGATACGGGTGCGAACAACAATACTACAACTGGAATATTTAACACGCCGTTACAATCGACTTACATAATTACCTTTCAAACAACCGTTAACGCTGAATTATCAATACCAACAACCCCTGTAGGTAGATTAATGACTTCGTTTACAGGGATTGTTAGGTTATCAATTGATAAAGAAGTTTCACCCGGTGTTTGGGCTAACATACATTATCAAGACTTTAACTACAATCAAACGAGTACGGGGGCAATTGTTTTATCGCAATCATTCCAAACAACTAAAGAAGTCTATGATGTTGTAAATACTAAATATAGATGTACAGTTGGATACGGTAGTTTAGTTGGTACCATGAATGGAGCGATAACAGGCGGTAACATCTTTATGAAAGTATTGGATAGTTACTTGTATGTAAGGCTAAAGAACAATAATGTAGTGGAGGGCATGGGGGTTGCTTATTCTTTTAACCAAGTATTGCCGAAGAATAAAAAACAAAAAGACTTTTTAATTGATTCAATTCGTGAGTTTAATTTGTGGATGATAGAGGATAAGTTGGTTAAAAAGAAAATGATAATCGAGCCTTATGAAAATTGGTTCGACCCTATCAATGTTGAAGATTGGACAAACTTAAGAGATACTAAAGCCGGAGAAACTTATGAA